TAATGAGAATAGAAGCAAGGATGGCTCTGATTTAGCAATCGTAGATATGCTTAATGAAGCCAAGATGCGTAATGAGTCTATTAAACATTCATTAAAGGTTGTTAATTGAAGCAAAGCTATTTATACATATATAGATATGTCGACAATTCAAGGACCACCCGAAATAAATTTGACATTTTGTATTTAAAATGTGCTACTGTAAATAAATTTGGACAGTAAATATGAATACTATGCTAAAACATATGGGTGATGCTAAAAGCCTTGAAAATATATTTTCAAATGTGAATGTAGATCTTCTGAAATATTCTGAAGGTAGACGAGAATTAACTAAATATGATCCAATGCTCTTTGCGCTGACCTATTTGCCACACCATTTGAAGAATATGGAAGATGAGCTCACACTATCTGAATTTCACTGGGACCTAGCTGAATATGGAAAGACTTGGATCAATAAGCCAACTGCTCCTAAACAAAATAGAGATGCATTTATTGCACCTAGAGAATGTGGCAAGTCCACATGGATCTTTCTTATTCTACCTATGTGGGCCGCCGCTCATAATCATATTAAGTTTGTGGCTGCCTTTTCAGATGCTGCTTCTCAGGCTGAGACGCACTTACTTACCTTTAAAAATGAATTGGAAACAAATGAATATCTCAAAGCAGATTACCCAGAACTATGCACACCTAAAATTGTCGGTAGCACTGGGCGTTCCCTTGCAGCAAACGCTTGGCGTATTATTCAGGCAAATGATTTTATCTTTGACGCTAATGGTATTGATACTAACTCACTGGGTAAGAAGGTATTTGGCCAACGCCCTGACCTCATTATTCTTGATGATATCGAAAAGGGTGAAAAGAATTACTCAGAATACCAAGCAGGACAACAGCGAAGAACAGTCTTTGACGATATAGCACCTATGAATATCTATGCTCGCATGATTATTGTGGGTACGACTACTATGCCTAACTCTATGATGGATGAGTTCAGAAAATACTCTGAAGGACAGCGTGATAAGGCTTTAGAATGGATTTCAGACCAGAATGTTGATGTTCACTACTATCCAGCCATTATGACAGCTGAAGATGGCTCAGAACGCTCTGTATGGCCTGAGAAGTGGCCTCTAGAGTGGATGCTTAGTCAGCGTCATTTAAGAGACTTTGCAAAAAACTATATGAATAAACCAGTAAACTTAGACGGTAACTTCTGGACATATGAGGATGTAATTATTCAAGAGGGCGAATATGGGAACACAATTATCTCAATTGACCCAGCAGTAACAAAGAATAAGGTTTCTGACTATACGGGCATAGCCGTATTGAGCAGAGGTGAAGACGATAATATATATGTGAGAGATGCTTTTCAGCTGAAAGTATCTCCATCTGAATTATCTGAAAGAGTGGCAGCACTCGTAGAACAATATGATCCTGGCATTATCTATGTGGAAACAAACCAAGGCGGGGATCTATGGCAGGATGTCTTCAAAGATATTCCAGTCAGATATAAATCAATCAGACAATCAGTATCAAAGCAAATCCGTGCAGGAAAAGCCTTGAACTACTATCAACAGGGGAAAGTTAGACACACTCAGCATTTCTCTGTATTGGAAGAACAAATGTGGTCTTTCCCAAAGGTTAGCCACGATGACGTACTGGACGCAGTAGTGTCAGGAATCTTATACTTCTTGGACAACAAAGCTCCAAAGGTACTTGTAAGACAACTAAATTACTTAAGGAGATAAAATGAAAGATATTAAATTAGCTTTAGATCAAATCATCAACAAAAGAGATAGATATATGGTCGCTGAAGCATATTACGAAGGCGCAAATGATGAAGTGTTTACTCATCAGCGTTGGTATAGATTATTTAGAAGCGAACAGTCAAGATTCTCAGGAGTTACTCCATTTCGCTTTAACTTTAGCAAGACTGTAGTAGATGCAGTACACAATCGCCTAGAAATTGAGTATGTTGAGACAACTACTCCAGCAGGAGACGATTACATCAATAGAATCTGGGAACAGACAGATTTAAAGCTTGATATTAATGAAATTCACCGTAATGCTCTGATTTATGGCGATTGCTACGCAATTGTTTGGCCAGATATGGACGGGAACCTAGCAATAGATTACAACTCACCAATGACAACTACACTTGTCTATGATCAGGAGAATCCACGCATTAAGTCATTTGCAACTAAAATGTGGCAGGTAACTGATGAGAATGATCGTAAGATTATCAAAATCAACATGTATTACACAGATAGAATTGAAAAGTATGAAGGTTTAGGTGAGATTGATTCTCTAAATGGCGTTCCTAATCTTCAATTAGTAGAAACAGTAGTTAACCCATGGGGCGAAATTCCTGTTTTCCACTTCCGCACACATAAACCATACGGAAGACCAGAACATGCTGATGCATTTGGTCCACAGGATGCCATCAACAAGCTGATATCAACTCATATGTATACAGTTGACTATCAGGGTGCTCCACAGCGTTATGCGCTATCAAATGGAGGAACATCGAATGAATTTGATGACTTCTCAGAAGACGATACAGCCAGAGAGAACATTGGAGCATTGCAAAATGGTCCAGGACAACTTTGGTACCTACAAGGAGTATCTTCAGTTGGACAGTTCCCAGCAGCAGACCCTAAGACATTTACAGACCCTGTAAATGAATTTGTTTCTGACATGGCTGCAATTACTTCAACTCCAGTTCATTACTTCTCATCAACACAATACCTTCCATCAGGGCAGGCACTTCGTGTTGCTGAAGCACCACTATTTAAGAAGGTTCTAAATCGCCAACTTGCATTAGGCTCAACATGGAGAGATCTATTTAAGTTCATGCTTAAGATCGAAGGCATTGTTGCTGATATCGATATCGACTGGAAGTCTCCAGAATCAATCGACTCATTAGATCAATGGGATATCGCAGTTCGCAAGAAGTCAGTCGGAGTTCCATTAGAACAGATTCTTCTTGAGCTTGGGTATGACCCAGAGATTGCAAAGATAATTGCTGATGAAGCAGTAGCCAATACACCAGCAGCAACAGAAGTTGCTTTGCGTGGAACTGGCTTAAATACAAATAATTTGGCTATGCAACAGGCAGCAGCCGAACAAAACAATACAGGAGAATAAAATGGAAGAACAGAATATCGTAGAAGGTACATCTACCGAGATTCGTGATCCTAAAGCCGTCTTAGATGCTTTAGATAAAGCGAAGGCGGAAGCTAAGAAGTTTAGATTGGAGAAAGAAGCACTAGAAGTTCAATTAACAGAATCTTCTCAAAAAGCTTTGAGTATCCAGTCTAACTTAATGAATGAAAAGATAAACAAACATCTATCATCATTAGGTATACAACATGGAGATAAGTTATCTAAATATCTAAAATTAGATGCATTATCTTTAACTGAAGATTTTGAGGTTGCTGGACTAGATGAGCAAATTGCTACTCTAAAAACAGACTTCCCAGAATTATTCGATGCAAAATTCATTGTAGCTGGTAAAGCTGATAGCGGAGTAGCTGCTTCATTAGAAGTTCCTAAATCTGCCTCAGATTTACAGGCTAAAATGGTATTAAAGAGATAATATATACGGTATAATTGGTCTAGGCAAGTTTTCAATTGGACAATTGGGCTTGCGACTAATATATATGGACATTTATATTAATTTCAACCCAAATTCAATTAAACTAAAAGGAGATTAACATGGCCGCAGGTCGCACAGATCTCACCGAAGGTAATGGCTATATTCCAGAGGAAAAAGGCTCCGTTGCTATTCAAGCAACAGTGGCTAACTCTGTAGTAGAAGCATTCGCTCGTCGTGAGAACATGTCATCTCGTACAAAAGGCGTTCCACGCTTTGTATCAGATGCACCAGTAATTGTTGCAGAAGGCGTAGACATTCCAAATTCAGATACAACTCTGGATGAGGTAGTTCTTACAGCTAAGAAGTATGCACAAATTTTCAACATTTCAGAGGAAGATGTTAACGATTCACTCGTTGACACACTCAACACATACAAAAGAGAATGGGCCTCACAATGGGCTCGCAAGTATGACAATGCATGCCTTGGCGTAACAGCTGAAGCAGACGGAGATGACGGACAGCCGTTCACATCTGTATACCGTGCATTAGCAACATACAACTCAGCTTCAAACATTATCAACACAGCAGGAGATCTAGAGTTCGCAGATATTTCTAACGCTCTTGGTCTTGCAGAGCAGTCAAAGTACTTCGATGCAGCTAACACAGTTGTTATTGTTCACCCAAAGATGCTTAACCTAATTCGTCAGATGGAAACAACAGGTGGAAACCTAGTTCTTCCAGATCCACTAGGTGCTCGTCCAGGATCACTATTTGGATACCCATTGGTAATTTCATACGGTGCAGCAACTTCAGCAGCAGCAACATCTGCTCCAACTGGAGACCCACTACTTATCGTTGGTAACCGTCAAATGATGATCAATGGTGTTCGTAGCACAATAGAATCTGCAATCTCTCGTGATGCAGATTTCTCAAAGGATGGCGTCTTGCTTAAGACTCGTGTTCGTCGTGGATTTGCTGTTGCAGCTCCAGAGGCGTTCGCAATGGTCCGCAAGACTGCATCATAAGGAGGAATGACAAATGGCTTCTAAACTATACGGTAACTTCCTACTTAAGGCACTTAACAAGGAAGTAGATTTCGACTCAGATACAATCAAGGTCGCTCTACTTACATCATCTTACACACCTAACCAAGATACACATGACTACTTCAACGATGTTTCAACATATGAAGTTTCAGGTACTGGTTACACAGCTGGTGGAAACACATTAGCATCAAAGACAGCAACATACGATTCAGGCACAAACGTAATCGTTCTTGACGCTGCAGATACTACATGGTCTTCATCAACAATCACAGCTCGCTATGCAGTTGTATATGATTCAACAGGCACAGCAAGCACATCAGCTCTCATTGGATACGTAGACTTCGGTTCAGACCAGTCTTCAACCAATGGTAACTTCACAATCACATGGGATTCGACTGGTATTGTTCGAATCACAGTAGCGTAAGTTAACGCTATGGATGCAAAGGTAGAGGTTGGCATACTTCAAGCGAATGCTTGTTTAGTTGTAGTCCAAATCACTGTCGAGAATCTTTCCACTCATATTTATTCTCCAGAGATCTCCAACCTCTCCTTTGCTCCAATCATTTCTATAGGCGGACACAGCATTTCAGCAATCAACCCAGAATTTAACCGAATTGGAGTACGGGCTGCGGCTTAACGCCAGCAGCCTATTTTTATGTCATTATATTCAGAAAGAGTTGCACTAGATAATCCACTATTCTACTTTGAGAATAACTCAAGTGGCGTAAATAATACTGGCTCCATAACACCTACAATAGTAACTGGTTCATTAACAGCATTTTCATCAACAGGCGGAATCCAAAATAGTCCTTATCTTGTTAATGCTGGAAGAACTGGTGAATACGGATTTGAGTATTCAAACTCAACAACAATTTTTGATGACAAAGTATTTTCTATAACAGGCTGGTTTAAAGTAAGCGCAACTGATATTGAATACAATAAAGCAAACTATATATTTCACGCAGGAACAACTAATGAAGGTATATCTCTTGAAGTAACAGATAAATTATACGTTGGTGTAAAGTTTGGTACATCATCTACAGCAAGCGTAACTGCGCCTTCATATAACGCATGGCACCATGTTGCCGTAACAATGGATGCAACATACCTTAGACTTTATATAGACGGAACATTAGCTAATTTAGACTTTACCCCTGCAAATGTATCAATAGACTCTTATGTAAAATATTGGATGAGAGAAACAACAGCTGGGACACCTAGAAGAGGCGTTATAGGTAATTTTGATGAATGGGCTGTATTTAATACAACTCTTTCAGCTACAACAATTGAAGAACATGTTGCTGCTGGCTTTGGAGTAAAGGTTAATGAAACTCCAGCAACAGCTACAGCATTATCTGTAGACCCAGCAATATCAACAGAAATAGTAATTGTTGAAACACCAGCAACTGCATCAGCAGAAATTGGTGATGTACAGGTATCTAACTTTAATACACCTTCAATGTTAACTAATTACATTGGATCATTATCACCAGAACAATGGTATACATTTGAAGATATTCCTCCAGCTAACCTAGGAAATGGCGGATCAACAACATTTTCTATAAACGGAACTGTAAATAAGAATGCTGGGATAGGTCCAGATGGAAGACCATCTGCTGAATTTGCTGCATATTCCATAAATGGAAGTATTACAACATCATCATCTGCTGCATTTACAACAGAGATGTCAGATTCAAACTGGTCATACGGTATTTGGTTTAAATTTGATTCTAATTTAACTAACAATACAAAACCAATAGTTCAATATGCTGGCGGAACAAATGCTGCTACGTATATTCAAGCAACTAATAAGAAAATTGGATATTTAATTCAAAGATCAAGCGGAACTACAACTTTTGAATATAGTGCTGGACCAGATATAAATGATAATCAGTGGCACTACGCCGCTCTTAGATATGATGGAACTACAGCCTATTTTTATCTAGATGGTTCACAGGTTGACACAAGGACAATTAACACTGGTACAAGAGGAACTCCTACTAACTTAGCATTTTCAGGAAGCGGAACCTCTACAGATACATATAGATTCCAACTTTCTAATTTCTATGTAAGTACATATACTGGAATAGGCGCAACAGAAGTTTCTAATATTTGGAATGCAGGAACAGTAGCAATTCAGGCTGGAGCCTACATGGTTCAACCTAAAATTACTAATAATAATGCTTATAACAATTATATTGAATCATTAACACCAATTGTTGATGTTAGATTTGATGCAGGTGGAATTCCAATTAACTATGGATCAAGTTCTAACTATACATTTGATCAAGCTGGAACTGCAATAACGACTGGGATATCTACTAGAAATACACAAGGATATAGATTTACAAATAAAAACTCAGCAATTATTGGTGCATACAATACCACTACTGGAACATTTTCAGATAATACAAAAACGCTTTCTATATATGCAAAAATATCAACAGTTAGTGGAGCAGATAATCAACTTTACTTTATTGATGGTGCATTTACATCTACACCAGGATTCTGGTTTGGTGCAAGTTCTTCAGGACCAGTATTTGTAATTGCCGCAACAGGAACTCAGGCTAACTGGAAAATATTAACATCATCAACATCATATTTTGATGACTGGCATTTATACACAATGGTTAGAAATGGATCTAATCTTTATTTCTACATTGATGGAAAACAAGTGTCTACAACAACAATTACTGGATACAATCTAGCAGATTCTGGATCGTTCGCAATTGGTGGATATGAAACATCATACCTAGGAGCTGCAGCTGCTACAGTAGATAAATATATTGATGAAGTTGCTATTTTTGATTATGCTTTATCAGAACAACAAATATTTGATTTATGGCAATCAATCACAATTGATGTTGGAACTGCATCAGCATTAATGGTAGATCCAACTTATTCAGCAGGTTTTGGCCCAACAATTGCAGACGCACCAATGAATGCCTCTGCAGAATTCTCAAACGTATTTCCATTCATACCTCCAATGGATTCAGAAGCAATATTCTTACAACCTAACTTTGAAGCAATAAAGAACACAGATAATCTTGCTGACCCTATGACTGCATCTGCACAAGGCGAAAATCCAGGATTTGATATTGGAGAAAACCAATCAGTTCTTCATATGGATGCATCAGCATCATTCCCAGATGCAAGAGCATTAATTCCTGGTTTCTGGAATGCCAGCCCAGCAATTGCTAACCCAGCAGAAATGATTGACCCAGCAATATCATCTACTCTTGGTGCATTAATTGTCACACAATCAATGCCAGTTCAAGCAATATTTGTTTCCCCACCTGCCTATAAATTAATTACAGATGATATTTGGTATCAGAAACTATATCTACAGCATTCTGTATTAAATGGCTAAAGATTTAAAACTGATAACTT